CATCAATATAATATGCAGCAGACAAATATTCTTTTGAACTTGATACTGAAGACATTGTTTCACTTACACCAGAAGAATTTATTGATGTAAGAAGTTCTCCGCTTTCTGTAAAACCCAAATCACCTTCAATTACAATTTGTCCAAGTTGTAAATTTCTTCTTATTATTTTACCTGAAGCGCCAGAAGTACCGCCAGTAACAGTCTGACCAACTTTAAATTTAGTAGGAAGATCTTCATCTCTTACAGTCAAAGTTGTATTCGGAAAAGCTTTCTTAATATATTCTGAAAGCTCATGCCTCGTTAATGGCCAACCTTGTTGTCTTAAATTATCATTTAAGAGAAAAAATGTCCAATAGTATAATGAAGTTCCGTACAGTTGTATTGATACTTGATCCGGTCTAAACCCTTCTTGTATTGTATGAACATTAAGAAAAGAAATAGAATCTTTGATTTGATCTGTGACATCAGAATATATCGATATGTCTTGAAAAATTACAGGATCAATTTCATTTCCAAATTTATATTGAACTTTAGCAAAGTCGTTGAAAAATAACATTAATATCCCTTTTCTATATCTTGAGAAGTTAGAGCTCTAAATTCAGAGAATGTTAGAGTTAAATCGATTTCATTTGGCTTTCCATCATTTCTGAATCCACCACCTGTAGGATTTATTGTGTGTGAAACTGATCTTAAATAACAAGGTAAAATTTTAGGTATATTTAAATTTTGAGCACCCTTAAAATGAAAAGTTATTTTAAAAGCATTAGGAAAATTATATCCTACTGCAACATCTGTTGCACCGCCTATTGGAACGTTAAAAGCTTCTGGATAAGCTTCTTTTCTAAAAGCCTTTATTATCTTTTGTATTATTTCACCTTCTTGTGGAGAAGTTGATATAAATTTAAATTGAAAAGCAAATTCTCTTATATTAACACCATTAAATAGTGTTCGAACATTAGGATTAACAACCATTCTATTCAATAAAGTAGCCGCTGTTCCAATACCACCACCAATTTTTCCTAGTACCTTTGACGCAGCAAGTTTACCAGCTTGAGATTTTGCTGCTCCAGTTACTGCTCCTTCTAAGTTACTTAAAACATCTATGTAATTTCCACCTATGTTGCCGAGAGCTGATTTTATAGTAGAAGCTACAGCAGCATCACCAGCTTCTGCTCCTCCTTCAATAGCGCCTCCAATTACTCCTAATTCACCAGTACCATATGCTATATTATCATAAAATGTTTGACTAGCTGGGAAATACATCACAATGCTAGGAGAACCCATCTTTTTTTGAAAGCCTATCTTAAATTTAGAACCTGATCCAGCTACTGCGTTTTTTGTATCAGCATCATCTTCACTTTTTGTTTTTACAAAAGATTGTGTAACTGCTGCATCATCAACAAATTGAAATCCAGGATTTCTTACATTCGCTGAAGCTGCATCGTCTTGATATGCTGCAGAAGAAAATCTAGCAGAAGATGCAGCAGCATCTGCGGGTCCATCTATGCCAACTTGTTGTTCTGTTTTAGGTTTTTCAGTTTCTTGAGATACAATATTATCTACTGGCGTTTGAGCATGATTCTTTTGTGATTCACCTTCATTTGGCATAGTATATTCCATGATTTGAAATTTCACTGTTGCTGCGTATGCTGGATTACCACTTACATCTAAAGGATACTCAAGTTTGCTTCCTCCACCTGTAGACATAAAATCAAATTTGTTTATTATAGTTTGAGCTACAAGTTCTGGGTCTATTCCAAGATCAAATTTTGTGCTATTGATTTTATTGATTCCGCCATCTGCAAAATCACTGAATGCAGGATTTAATGATTTTACTTTTTCACCTAAAGGACCAGCCTTTTGGTTTATTATATCGAGTTCAGACATGTTTAATCCTTATAGATATATTAAAATATTACTTTTATATTTATAACAGTTATTCATGGTTTATTCAGGTAGTTATCAAGTCAAAAATAAAGAGAAATATAAAGGAGATTCTTCTTCTGTAGTATATAGGTCTTTGTGGGAGAAAGCTGTTTTCTCATGGTGTGATCAAAATTCTCGTGTTAAAGGATGGAGTTCAGAGGAAGTTGTTGTTCCATATTATTATGATGTTGATAAACGTTATCATAAATACTATGTTGATCTTAAAATAATATTTGAAGATAAAACATTATTAGTAGAAATAAAACCTGAGAAAGAAACAGTTCCACCAACAGGTCCTAAAAAAACTAAAAGATATATTACTGAAGGTCTTACATATGTAAAAAATATGAATAAGTGGGAAGCTGCAGATAATTATGCTAAAGACCGTGGATGGGAGTTTCAGGTATGGACGGAGAAAACTTTACAAGAAATGAAGTTGTTAACTAAGCCTGTTCCTGGTAAACTTAAAGCATATAAACCTCTACCTGCATATCGAAAAAAGCGTAAAAAAAGATATAAATAGACTTATGAGTAACTTATTTCAAAGATTAGAGCTTGAAGCTTTTAGAAAAGGTATTACACCTCGAACACAAGAATCTCGAGACTGGTTTCGTCGTCGTGTACAAAGACTTACAAGAGTGAATCGTGATGCTCTTATGAGAGAAGAAGAAATCAATAAAATCAGTAGACCTTTACTTGGTAGTATGATGATGTTCTTTTATGATCCTAAACATAAAGAGAAACTTCCATATTACGATACGTTTCCATTAGTTATACCAGTAGATAGAGCAGAAGGTGGATTTAAAGGTTTAAATTTACATTACATTCCTCCAGTTTTAAGAGCAAAGTTTTTAGATAGTTTACTTGATGTTGTTAATAATAAAAAATATGATGAATCGACACGTTTTACACTAACATACAGATTACTTAAAGGTGCAGCAAGATTTAAATACTTTCAACCGTGTTTTAAACATTATCTTTTAGATCATGTTAAATCTAAGTTTGCACAAGTACCAGCACCTGAATGGGAGATAGCTACATTCTTGCCAACAGCAAGTTGGAAGAAAGCTTCTGCTGGAAGAGTATACTCAGATTCAAGGAAGATAGCAAATGGCTAATTCAATTGACGATTTAAAAGCTCTGGCTAATACTAAACTTGGTTTTGCCAGAAATAATAGATTTTTAGTTACGTTTCCAACAAACTTTGGTGGAGGCGGTGGTCTATTACAAGGTATAATTGGGTTATTAACTGGTGGAGGCGGAGGTGCTTCTGCAAGAGAGTTAAATATATTGTGTTCTAATACAACACTTCCTGCTAAACTTACTTTAACTAATGAAAGAAGAATTGGTATGGAGTTTCAGAAAGTTGCTTATGGATATGCAGTTGATGATATTTCAATGACATTTTATTTAATGAATGATTACGGTGTTAAAGAATATTTTGACGCTTGGAAAAATACTGCAATACCAGAAGCAGGAGGAAATGCGTTTACTAGTAATTATAAAAGCCAGTATGCTAGAACAATAACAATACATCAATTAAGACAGCCTCTAGCTGGTATAAGTAAGCAGGTTGGTCCAATAAGATTTAATGCAGGACTTGGTGGCGGAACTGTGTACTCAGTAGATTTATTAGAAGCCTTTCCTGTATCGACTAGTGCGATTGAATTAAACAATGAGCTTGACGGGCTTGTTCAGTTATCTGTAAGTTTTGCTTACACTAACTGGAGAAGATCAAGTAACACACAAGGGTTTATTAACATGGACATTGATACACCTCTCGGTGGAATTGATATATTATAAGGAGAAATAAATGCCATTACCCCAATTAGATAATATGATACCAAAATATCATATGACAGTGCCTACTACAAAACAAGAAGTAAAATTTAGACCTTTCTTAGTAGGTGAACAAAAAACATTATTAGTTGCGTTTGAATCAAAGGACGAAAGACAAATTTTAACATCGATGTTAGATTGTTTGTCTAATTGCATACCAGATGTAAACTTAAAAAATTTATCAACATTTGATGTTGATTATATGTTTACTAAAGTTAGAGCAAAGTCTGTAGGTGAAACTACAAAAATCATACACAAGTGTGATAAGTGTCAAGAAGAAAATACAATTACTTTAAATCTTAATGACATTGAAGTAGATACTTCTAATATAAAAAATGATAACACTATCGAACTGTCTAATGACATTGCTATTGAATTACAATATCCATCATATAATGATGTAATATCAAGTGAAGCTTTATACAAAGAAGGAGCAGATCAAGCTGAAGTTTTAATATCATCTATAAGAACTGTTTTAAAATCAGTAAAAACAGAAGAAGAAAATATATTAATTAAAGATGAACCTAAAGAAGAAGTTGATAAATTTATTAACTCATTGACAAACGCGCAACTTGAAAAAATAATGGAATTTGCTCAAAATGCTCCAGCTCTAACTCATGTTCATAATTATAAATGTGAAAAATGTAATGAAGAAAATAACGTAACTTTTAAAGGATTACAAGATTTTTTTTAATAAACCTCTCTCATGAAAACTTGGAAAACTATTTCAAGACAAATTTTTTAATGATACAGCATTTTAATTATTCGGTTACTGAGTTAAATGAAATGCTACCGTGGGAGAGAGAGGTATATGTAATATTGTTAAATGAATACTTAGAAGAAAAACAAAGGTTCGAACAACAAAGGTAAAAAAATGGCCACTATAACTTTAGCAACTATTAATGAAACATTAGAAAATGTTGATGATAATACTAAAAAAACTAGTACAGGAATTGCGTCTTTTTTAAGTTATCTTAAAGGAAAAGATGCTAAAGACGCAAAGATAAGTTTAGAAGAAAAGCGTGAATCTACAAATGAAAAATTAAAACTAGGAGGTTTAAGTAAAATAAAAGGCGATGGTGCTGCATTTGGATTTGGCTCTCTTTCAAATTTAGTTCCAAATTTTTTAAAAGGATTATCTTTAGGAGCAATTGCAAGTGCTCTTCCAATGATTGCTAAACGTTTATTAGGAAATGTGTTTAAAGGTGGAGCATTAATTGCTTTTGCAGATTGGATTGTAGATAATTTATTACCAGATGGTCTTAGTAATTCTAAATTTAGAGATGAAATAGCAGGAGGATTAAAAGGACTTGGTTTTAGTTTACTATTAGGAGGAAAATTTAAAGCGTTATTCACTGCAATAGGAGCCTTGTTAGGAAATAAAGAATTTATGAAAAATTTAGATGGCCTTAAAGGCGATTTAACAAAGCTTGCAAAAGATTCTTATGGAAAATTAGAACCAACATTAAAAGAATTAAGTGAGTCATTTACAGGTTTATTTAAAGCTATATTTGGTGATGTTACTTTAGATGGAATATCTGGTGGAATAGTTGGAGTATTAGAACCATTGGCAAAAGCTGCAAATGAAAGTTTAAAGGCTCTTAAAAGTTTAGTTCTAGGCGATTTTGATATTGAAAAAATATTAAAAGCAGTAGGTTTACTTGGCGCAATTGGAGGTTTATTAATGCCAGGGAAGTTTTTAAAACTATTATATAAGCTTGCGGCACTAGCAGCTACATTAGGTGGAGGAGCTTTACTACGATTAGCATCTACAGCTGGAGGCGCATTATTAAGTAGTGCACTAAGTTTTTTTGCTGGAAGAAAAGCAATGGATTTAGCAATAAATGCTGTGCCAGATGCTAAAGATCTTAAAAAAGATAATAGAACAAAAACATCATCAAAAAGATCAGCATTATCTAGATTATTTGGACTATTAAAATCTGGTGCAGCAGGAGCATTTGGATTAATGACATCTGCTACCGGTGCAGCAATACTAGTTCCTTTAGCTGCAGTTGGTATAACTGAAGCTTTATTTGGAGATAAATTAAGAGATGAAGATCAAGAAAATAAAGCAGAACAAAGAAGCAATAACCAAACTGGACGAGTTAGTAAAACTGGAAAGGATTTTGGAGTAACAAAATTTGGTGGTTCAAGTTCCACTGATTTAATTGAATCTAAAAAAGAAAAGCCTGCAACTATAACAAGGAAAGATGGGGTTCCACAAGAAGAGAATTTTTCAAATCCAAAAGAAGATAAATTTAGTGATGTGACAGGTGCGTTTAGGAAAAGAATTAAAGGAAATAAACTTCAAGAATATTTTGTTGGTAAAAGTGGTGCTAAAATTACAGCACCTATTGTTGAATCTGGTAATAAAATGAATAACACATTTAAAGGAATGGATTTTGGAGTAAGTAATAATACTAATATTAATGCTGGAAATAAAGTTAATTCTGATAATACTACCTCTACTACTAATGCAAATGTTTCGAATACATCAGTAAGTAGTAGAGGTGGAGTTTTAGATTTACAAGATGAATTTGGATTCGTTCCTAATCTTACAAGATTAGCCTAATCTTGCTTTGCGAGTTTAGAGAAATAAGATAAAGTATCCTCATCTTCACTACTCATATCTTCAGCAGTGACTGGCTCAACAGCCGGCTCAGGATTATTTAACTTAATTTCTTCTTTTACAGTATAGGCACCAGCAGTAGCTTGTTCACCTAACACTCTCATAAGTTTTGCTTTAAGCTCATCATATGATTTGTAGTTTTTA